CCTACAAATACCTCAAGCGGACAGCAAATCCGACGACCGGCTTCCGGACTGAGAACGACGGGCGAGACCTGAACCTCGGGACTTACTCGACCGTGACGGTCACCCTGGCGATCCTCGACGCCTCCTTCGGCGTGGATGTCGCGGTCGCCCAGAGCGACGAGCGTGGATGGTCTGCGATGCTCGGCACCCAGGCTATCGATCACCTTCGATCGGCGATGGCAAAAGCCGAGGACGAGATCCTCAACGGTGACAACGCCAACGGCTTCGACGCGATGGCCGACCAGACGACCGGTCACATCGGCGGAGCGATGAACGTCAACGCGGCGGGAACGACAGCAGACACGGCCTCGAGTGTGTACCTGGTCAATACCGGGATCTCGGACGTTCATGTGGTCTGGGGTCAGAACGGCGTGATCGATGTCGGCGAGACAACGATCCAGAAGTTCGCCGGATCCTCGACTGGATCCTACCCGGCGTACTACACCCCGATAACCTCCTGGTGTGGTCTCCAGGTCGGCGGAGCTTATTCGCTCGGGCGGATCTGCAACATCACCGAGGACAGCGGAAAGGGACTATCTGACGCCCTGATCTCTCAGGCGATCAGCAAGTTCCCCGCAGGACGCGGGCCGAGCTTCATGGCGATGAACCGACGGAGCTTGCAACAATTGCAGGCTTCCCGGACAGCAACGTCACCGAGTGGTGCCCCTGCTGCGTTCCCAGATTCGGCCTTCGGAATTCCGATTGTTGTCACGGACAGCCTATCGGAAACTGAAGCTCTCTTGAGTTAGCGGAAGCGGTGACGACCTTGACTATTATCGCCGACATCCTAGTCCAATCGTTCCAGACGCTCGCTTCGACGGGCGGAGTGTCGATCCGTTATGTCCGAGGAGACGACGTTGTCGACCTGACAGCCGTCCCTGGCTCTACGGATTACGAGACGGAGACGAGCGGCGGGATCTACGAGAGCCACACGGCGAGGGATTACCTCGTCCTGGCCGAGGATCTCAAGATCGGAGGCGAGAGAGTCAGGCCGAAAAGAGGCGACGAGATACGCGAGACTGTGGCAGGGGAGGAGGTCACCTTCCCTGTCATGGCTCTCGGCGGCTCGCGGCACTATTCCTTTTCGGATCCACACCGGCAGATCCTCAGAGTCCATACGAAGCAGGTGAATTGATGAGCGTGATCGGCGACATCGCTGATGGTCTGGTCTCCGCCCTGAATGGGTTATCACTCAGCCAGTCCTTCACCGCGACCCGAGTCGCTCTCCCCCGCTTCGCTCTCGAGGATCTCGCCGGTCTGGATGTCACCGTCTGGGCCGCTGACGAGGAGATCAGCCTGGAGTCCCGCTCCAGGAATCAACACGACTACACGATCATGATCGGGATCAGGAAGCCGGTCGACCCGGACTCGACGAGCGACCTGGACGGGATGCTCGACCTGGTCGAAGAGATGAAGGACGGCCTGGACTTTACAGGTCACAGCGGGGCGACATGGATCCGGACGGATCACTCGCCTCTTTTTGATCCAGACGTTTTACAGGAGCGGCGCGAGTTCCTCGCATCGCTCGAGGTCAATTTTAGAAAGGTGAGGTAGAGCAATGGCTCTTGTATTAGGATTAGACGCGAAAGCATACAGAAACACGGGAACCTGGACTTCCGCCACGTGGAGTCTCATCGACAACCTGAAGGACGTCACGATCAACCTGGAAGCCGGTGACGCGGATGTCACGACCAGGGGCGGCGGCGGCTTCCGCCAGTCGGTCGCGACGCTGAAGGACGGCTCTGTGGACTTTCAGATGGTCTGGGATACTGCTGACGCAGAATTCACGGCCCTGCAGACCGCATTTTTTGCGAATACGTCCGTCGAGATGGCCTTCATGGACGGCCTGATCGCGACGACGGGATCCCAGGGACTTCACGCTGACTTTTCTGTCACGAACTTCTCCAGGAGCGAAGCTCTCGAGGAGGCTCTGATGGTCGACATCTCGCTCAAGATCACCAAGTCCGCAAACACCCCGGAGTGGCTGACAGTTTCCTGATGAAACAATTCACAGACAATAAAGAGAGGAGCTGGACGCTCTCCCTGAATATCGCAACAGCGAAGAAGGTCAAGGACGCGGTCAGCTTCGATCTACTGTCTGAGGATGTCGGCGAAATGGTCGGACGCCTGGCGATCGATCCTGTCCTCCTCTGTGATGTGATCTTCGTCCTGGTCAGTGACCAGGCGGAGAGAAACAACATCACGGACGAGGACTTCGGTGAGTCGATGGCGGGCGAGGCGATCGGGTCGGCGACGGAAGCCCTCCTGGACGAGATCGTGGATTTTTTCCCGCCCCGGAAGCGGAAAGTCCTCCGGATGGCCCTGGACAAGATGGAGGAGGCGGAAGCTCTCCTGATGACCAGGGCGGAGGATCTGATCAGCAGCAAGACGGCGGAGGAGATAGTGGAGGAGGTGATCAACGCAGCAGAGGATGGAGGCTCGTCTGGGAGATCGCCGGATCTGTCGGAGTCGATCCCCTCCCCCTGACTCTCCGAGAGTTGTTCTGGATGATGAACGGTCATCAGATGGCTCTCTGGAATCACACCTCCGCCGTTATGAGCCTGATCGCGAACGTGAACCGGGGCAAAAATTCCAAGGTCTTCGCGCCGAGCGACTTCCATCCATACAACCAGGAACAGAAGAAGAGTAAACCAGTTACAGACAAGAGAGCGGGCTTCGACTTACTGAAACAGCTCGCGGGAGGTGACCTTGGCGAAGTTCGGTATCAGCGTAAACAGCCGAGCGGGATCGTTCCTGGACTCGAAGAAGATCAAGAACAGGGTCAGCGGCGGCGTCCGGAAGAAGATGATGACCTTCGGCGGCTTCGTCCGGCGCGAGGCGAAGCAATCGATCCGGGTATCGAAGAAGAAGTTCAGCTCCCCAGGGGATCCACCGAAGGCGCGGTCGGCCTCGAGTCCGATCAGGAAGCTGATCTTCTTCGCTTACGATCCATTCAAGAAGGGGGTCGTGATCGGGCCGCTGATCTTCCGCCAGGCGAAGGAGAAGCTGACAGCCCCCCGCCTGGAGTATGGGGGGACTCATCGGATCGTTAGTAAGCGGACAGGGAAGCGGCGCGTGGTCAGGTACAAGCCGAGGCCGTTCATGGTGCCAGCCTTCGAGCAGGTGATCATGAAACACAGGAATTTATTCAAGGGGATCCTCTGATGGTTGCCGGCAAATCAGTAAGAGCGGGGCGGGCCTTTGTGGAGCTTACCCTCCGGGACTTTGTCTCCGCTGGCCTCAAAGCTGTCCAGGCGAAGCTGAAGGCGTTTGCGGCGAGCGTCCGGGCGGCGGGTCTCGCGATGATGAAGCTCGGAGCGATGATCGCGGCCCCTCTCGCCCTGGCGGGTCTCGCCTTCGCGAAGATGGGAGACACTCTCCAGAAGATGAGCATGAGGACAGGGACGAGCGTCGAGTTCTTGTCCCGCCTATCTCACGCGGCCCAGATCGCCGGGACGTCTGTCGCCGACATGGAGAAGGGCTTCAAGGCTCAAGCTCGCTTCATGCTGGGAGCCGGTCAGGGTCTCATGACCCAGACGAGAGCCTTGCAAGCTCTGGGTCTGAGCTTCAAGGATCTGAAGGGTCTCTCCCCGGAGGATCAGTTTATGAAGATGGCGGGAGCCTTGTCGAAGGTCGACGACAAGACGCTCCAGGCCGGACTCGCTCTCCAGATTTTCGGTCGGGCAGGGGCGAATATGCTCCCGATGCTCGACAAGGGAGCGGACGGTCTAAAAGCGATGATGGAAGAGTCCGACAGGCTCGGCCTCACGATGAGTACAGACGACGCGAACGCCGCCGCGATCCTGACGGACAGGATGACGGAGCTATGGTCGAGTGTGAAGATGGCGGTCTTCCACATCGGGGCAGGCCTGGCTCCGATGCTGACGAAGGCGGCGGAGAAGATGCGAGACTGGACGACGGTCGCCCTGGCCTGGATTAAAAACAACCGGGACTTGATCATGCTGGTTGTGAAGCTCGCCGGGGGTCTGATGGCTGTGGGGGCTGCTTTGTTCATTCTCTCCCCTGCGATCAGCGCGGCGGCTGTGGCGGTCGGCGTCCTGATCACGGTCGTCGGCGTCCTCCAGGGACTCCTCGCCGTGATGGTCTCCCCGATCGGGTTCATTGTCGGGGCGATGGTGTACCTCGCTCACGCGACCGGGAACCTCGGGAACATCACCCAGGACGCGGCGGGGATCGTCAAGGAGTCCTGGGGAGGGATCAAGGACGCTGCCCTGACAGCCTTCGGCGGTGTGACAGATGCTCTGATGTCGGGCGAGTGGAAGCTGGCCGCAGAGATCGCCTGGCTCGGGATAAAGTCCGCCTGGACGTCTGGGATCAAGCCGCTCAGAGAAGCCTGGGTCGGCTTCGCGGGCTGGTGGCAATCGACCGTTTTGAAGCTGGGAACATGGTTCAAGAAAACCTGGAGGAAGAATACATCCGAAGTCAGGCAGGGATGGGAGGCCACCAAAGCGTACTGGTCAGCCGAAGGGACTCACGAAGAAAAAACAGCGGCGGCGCGGAAGGCCATAATGAAGAAGCGAGCAGAGGACGCGGCAGCGAATCAGATGGACGACAATGTCCTCAGAGCCGGACTCGACGGCATCAATGAGGAAGTAGCAAACGAGATGGCGGCGATCGGAGCGGATGAGAAGAACAAGCGAGCCGCTCTCCAGGCAGCTAGGGCAGAGGCAGCGAAGCGACGGGCTGAGCATAAGTCCAGACTAGAGGAGGACTCCACGGGTCTCGAGGTTCCAGACCTTCCTCCTCTCCCTGATCTCGACCAGGTTCCCGGCTGGGATGGCATGGCGACAGCGGCGAAGAAGATCGCGGCCTCTGGTCAATTCTCATCTGCGGCGGTCGC